TGAGTAACCATATACTCCGTTTGGCGGACTGCTCTGCGGAGGGTACAAGGCTCCAGTAAGAGTGTATTCAGTGCTAGTGGGAGTGTTCGATGAAGTGGTTGATGTGCTACCACGGATGCAGGTGAGACCGGGATCGGATCCAGACAGTACAGGCAAGTCTCCCGCCGCTACTATTGACCCCATCACACTCCCTGCGTTGTTTGGACCAATGGCCAGCAACATGAAGCGATCAGTCCTGATGCCATACCAGTTGCTATCGTAGGTTGTTGCGGAGCTGGTGCTGTCGCGTGGTCTCAGCGTGACATAGCCTTGACCGGCTGTTACTACTTGCGTCGGAGTCGGGAACTCAGGATCAGTGCCAACCTGAGCGTATAACTGTATGAGTAGATTCGTGCTGAGCGAGTAGTTCTGCGCAACGTGCAGCATCATCTCACTGCCACCGGGAGCCTGATAAGTGACGTCATTCGTTCCGTTGACCGTCTTGGTCCACGGATAGCTGCCGACTGTCAGCAGGTCATCAAGCACCTCGTGGATTGCTCCGGCAAGGTAGCCCATCTGTGCCGTAGTTGAATCCAAGTCATATCTTGCGTAACGAAATCCAGTTGACATGTCATAGTCCTTGTGGCGTTTGAGTTAGATTGAACACGGTGCCAATTGACTGCGTCGCTTCATCCAGATTGTATGGGCCGCTGCTGATGTCGCCACCCGCCAGCGGCCACCACTGCTCCCATGCCGTCCCTGTCCATCGCTTGCCGAAGCGAACCGGAGCCCATGAGCCTCCAGTCCATCTCTTGACGTGCGAGAGATTGGTGAAGTACGATCCAATTCTGCGCTTCGCTGTCATGTCACCAGATCCATAGTGCGTTAGTACCCGGCGACACAGGCTCAGCTGCCTGCACGTAGATTTCCTGCTGCGCAGTCTTGATGCCGATTGACACCATGATCTGCGTCGGTGAGCCAGAGGTCTTATTGAGCTTGAACGCTATGACGTCACCCGGTGACACGCTCGTTGTCCAGCCGGTCAGCGTCGTGTCCGCGTTGTAAGTCTGCGAGGAGAGCGTGATGGGAGCTGATGCAGATATCTTGTTTGCTACAGTCGGCAACGCGCCAGCCGCCTTCCACACCTCAACGTTGAATGAGCACGCCACATCCGCGACGATCTGTGCCCGGTCAATCGTGCCACCGTATGGAACGGTGACGTAGCCTATCATCGCGTCAACGATGCTCGCTGTATTGACGCCATCACCGAAGCTAGCACCTGTGCTCCCGGTCTCACCGCCAGCGCCGCCAGCCCCAGACCAGATCGGTGGATAGAACCCGTCAACGTTCCGCTCCGTGCTGAACTCCTGCCACGCCTGAACCCAGTCAACGTACAAGTCTTGCGCTGTTGTGCCTGCTGTCTTCTGAACGCTGAAGCCAAGCGCACATCCAGTGGTCGTGAACGGAGTGTTGAGTGTCGCGGCCAGCACGCCATCAACATAGAGCTCGGCGTTGCTCGTGTCATAGATGACGATCTCAAGCAACGTCCACTGCGCTGCCGTGACTGCGATGCTGCCTGAGCTGCTATTGACAGTGCCGCCAGACCCGCCGCGCGAGTACAGTCGCCAGTTCGCGAAGTTGCCGTCATACTGAGCATGGACACCGTTGGCGGGAGCGCCGCTCAATTCGTCAACAAGACCAAAGCGAACCTGTCCAGTGTTCGTGGTCCCGTCCATGAGCGCCGGAAGATAAATGAGCCCGCGCATGACGATGACGCCACCACCGAACTTCATGTAGTTCGCCGCGCCACCAGTGACGCTGTTCGCAAGCATCAGTCCAGCTTGGCCAGTCGTTGAGGTGGTTGAGCTGAGCATGGCGACACCGGGATGACCGACGTCAACTCCAGTCGTGTAGTCAAGTGATCCAGCAGAAGTGTTCGTTGCCCATCCCAGTGATGGCGGGTTCTCTACGAAGTCATCGTAGAAAGTGTATCGCCTTCCCGGATCTGCGCCTGCCTGATAGTAGTTTGACTGTCCGCTGCCTCCGCCTGTCGGCGCCGCCCACTTGACTCCGGCAGTTTCTGCGCTGTCGGCCGTCAGCACATAGCCATTAGCGCCGACGGGGAGCCTTGCCTCGGCCGTGCTGTAGACTAGCAGGTCGCCCTTCGTGGTCAACGGCGAGCTGAACCCGGCAGCGTCAATGGTGAGCGTGTTCGCGCCATCGTCGTAGGTGATCGTGATGTTGGTTCCTTCTACCAACAGTGCAGCAACGCGATCATCAATGACTTCGCTGATGGTAGAAACGAGTTGGTACTGCGGATGGTCATCGTCAGCAAGACCAGTCAGCATGCCGTGATCAGTCACGCCAGCTATCGGCCCCAGCGAACCTCCGCTAGAATCGACTATGAACTGGTAGTTGGTCCCAGTATCTACGACGTAGAACCCGTCACCGTCCTCTGCTGGCGTGTACTCCCACGATCCAGTGTCTGCGTCCCACGTTGCGAATGAGAATGGATGAGTTGACCACGCTCCCGTCGCGCCAGCCGGGATAAAGTAAGTGTCACCGTCAGCAGGCGAGCCCGGCGGAGTCGTAGTCGTAGCTGAAAGAACATCGCTGGCAGTTGGCGTCGGCGGAGGTGACTCTTCCAATACTGAGGACGGCTGCACTGCTAGGCCAGCGCCGAACTCGTTCTGGTAGATGTCCTCGATGGCCTCGATGGTAATCGTGTTGTCTTGCAGCGAGCCGCGATCAATCTTGATCACTCGGAAGACACGCTCGTAGCACTGGCGCTCGGGTCTGTCAAGCTTGAACAGCGAGCCGAAGCCGAGAAGCCACGCATTGCGATTGACCTTGAACGTGACGCGTGTCAGCGGCGTCGTGCGCTGCGCCAGCTCACGCGCCAGAACCTGATGCGCAATGGTGTGGTCAGTGATGCCTGGGAGGTCAACCTGCTGACTGAGCCGTGAACCCTGCGCGTCTATCTGCGACAGGTCTTGTGCCGTGATGTTGGTCCCACGACGTGTAGTCGGATCGGTGTAGTTGAGAATTATCTCATTGACGGTCTCGCCCCATCCCTGCTTCTCAAACTTGACCATCTCTACGATGTCAGTAGAGTCAATGATCGGCAGGTCACCGAGCACGTAGTTGGCGCGGAACACCGTTAGCTCGTACTGGCCAGTCGTAAGATTGAACGTCAGGCCTCCGTCGATGTGATCGAGTACCTCTTGCAGGAATGCCTCGATGGTCACCGACTGGTTCCAGATCATGTTCAACCCGAAGCCTTCATCGTACAGCAGATCCGCCTGCGCCGTGAAGTTGGTCAGGTTGATGACGTCTGAAGAAAGACCCATCCCCCAAAACGAGTTAGTCAGCGTCTCGTAGATGATGTGCGCGGGGTTCATTCCCGTGCTGAGTTCGGCCTTAGCAGGATACCAGCAGATGTCATTCTGCCAGCCCTTCTTAATGCGCTTAACCCGGATCTTAATCGGCTTGACGTACTCACTGTTTCCAATGTAGCCGCCCTTCCAGATGAAGCTGACGATGCCACGATAAGCTGGAACCGGATAGTCAGTGCTTGAAACTACAAGACGCGACGTCAGGTAGGCATTGGCTGTCTGACCAGACTCACCCATGTCAACATCGAAGTCTCCAATGACGCCGCCGCCGCGACCAGTGCCTCCGTACAGATCTTTCTGATCGATGCTGCCAGATCCACTCGCGGTAAGATTGCCTGTCCAGCACTCCTTGTCCTCCCACCAGATCTTCGTTATCGAGTCTGCTGGTCCATGACACAGGCCGATGTGGAAACCGATGTAGTATTTATACCCGACAGTCGCCTTGCTAAATCCACTGCTCTTCCTGATCGCCTTGATGTTGAGGTCACCGTACCAAACAACGTTCGGCCCGGAGATGTCTATCTCGCCGAACACGACAGGGATCGAACGATCTTCCTCTGCGGTTGGAAATTCAAAGTCCTCTAGCGCGGCAGCCTTCGGCTTCTTAGGCTTCGGCGTCAGCGCGATGCTGATGATCAGCGTAACTACATACCAGATGATTTGCGTCCAGATCATTTTCAATACACCGAGTTAGAGCCGAAAGGATTCTTCTTCGGCACGTATGGGAACCCGCCGAAGTTCTCTCCATTAGCGAAGCGATCATTGCATGTCGGCTGCGTTCTATCGCATCCTGCATAGACAACTATGTCTGCGTCTCCGGGCAGACCGGGGATTGGATGCGTGATTGTGATGGTGTTCCCAACGTGCTTGCGTATGCCGCGCCGCTCGAACTTGCCGGGCGAGTATTCATAGACAACCTTCCCTCCGCTGTAGTATCCGTCCGGATGGATTTGAAAATCACTGCTCACCAGCTCAAACTGTGTCGCTGACACGCTGTCAAGCTGCGCGTTCTCTGCGAACGACACCTGATTAGCTCCGCACTCCGATCCATAGAGCGCATGAGGGCAGTTCCTAGAATACACTCTGCGCAGACCCGGCTGGCGCAGTCGCGTGTAGAGTGACTCACAGCGAAGCTCACAGTAGCCTCCCGGCCACGACACGTTCAGCACGCGCCCGAGCCAGTAGACGATGACATCCGTCGGTGAGCCACGATGAACTCGATAGATGACCAGATCAACGACGTCTGATGGAGGGTAGACCTCGAAAAGTTTAGCGACCTCAAAATCAGGATGCGCAGTCAAAGTCAGCGATGACTGGCTGATCTCACTCTGCTCTGTGATCGGAGAACGAGTGAGCCCGGCGACTGGGATATAATCCCTGTCCGAGTAAGTGAACGTGTCGTCAGCTGACGTGTAGTAGAATGTCTCGCCAGCGTAGCTGAACTTGTAGAGTTCAATTACTGAACCACTTTCAACGCTAGTTTCGTCGGCAGCGAATGTCATTGCTTACTCTCTCGTCGTGACAATGTTGACTTCAATTCTTGCGTTCTGCAGATACCTGTGCAAGATGGTAGCCTTGTCATCTGCGATGCGCACTAGGTTGACCCACTCAATCCTCTCTACGTCAGCCGGGTAGATTGGATTAGACGGATCCATCTGACCGGTGAACGAAAGAACTTCCGTACCAGAGGGGTCAAGCACGATGCTGGCCACCGGCCTGATGTACTCTGTGCCGTCTGTCTTGACCAGCCGGATATCACCGAAAGGTCTACGCCCCTGCATGTACGCAGTCAGCCCGGTCTCCTCTACCTCCATCGACTCGGCTCCTGCTCCGATGAAGTTGGCCAGCTTGATATCTTCGGTGAACGTCGGCATGAAGAATGAGACGCGGCTTCCATGGAACGCATGCAGCAACTGACGCACTCTCCAAAGCTCTTCATAGGACCTCGCGTCCCAGACAATCTTTGACGTCAGCTTGCTACGATCCCACAGCGACGTCTGCTGTAGCCTGCCGGTCTCTGCATCAATGACGATGACGTTGCGCTGCCACGCATTGTCAGCGCCAGACTGGATGTTGACACAGTCTTTGATGATGACCTTGCTGTCGTAGAACTGCTCCCCGGCTGTGCTGGCCAAGTCCTCGTTCTCAATGGTGACAAACTCCAGATCAAACCTTGTCAGCTTTCCAGAGTACCTCGGTGACCCGATGGCTGTCCTTGCGTAAGCCTGTCGCACCGGCATCACCTGCGCTGATACTCCGTAGTCAAAGATGATCTCAGACGCCGAAGTGATGCCGTTGCTGTCTATGCTCGCCACTTCGAAGATGTCATAGTGCTCATCATTCAAGTACACCATCGCGAGACTGCCGATACGATAGTCTGCAAAGGACGTGTCGCACGGGACGCTCAAGCTCCCGGCTGCGATGGTTCCTGTCAGGTATGTCGCCTCATACCAGATCGGCACTGCAAAGATCTTATCTATCCAGTCAAACAGCAGACCATCTATGCGTCGCTTGCTACGCTGCTCAACTGGCATGTATGCCATACGGAGCTGCTGACGTGGAGATCCTCGAAGTGTGACACGCTGCTCGTTGCCTGCCTCGGCAGTTATGATGTCTGTCTTCCACTCAATGACTTCTGTGATCGGAGCCAGAGGCTTGAAGTGGAATGACACTACTCGACGACCCTCAACGGGCACGGTGACGAACTCAACGTTCATACCAAAGAAGATGTCACCGCTGATTACTGCCGGTCCTTCAGCGCTGATTCCAACCTGAAGTACGAAGCTGCCAAACGACGGTATGTCGTACGGCACTGAAGAAGACGTGTCATCCATTCCAGCGGGAGCGTTGGTGAACGTCAGACCTTGAACGTCTGTGCCAAGAGTTTGCCATGTCACGTCACTCAAGAACAGATTAGCAATTTCAACGCTGCGTGTCTGATTGGTCAGCACGTTGCCAAGCTGGAGCCGAGATGGAACGACAAGGATGTGACCGAACAAGAGGTCAGACCACTCAGGCTGAACGAAGCCGTCAAAATTGTCGCTGTGAATTGCGTATGATCCTCTGGCGCGTATGCCGTTGTAGAGCGGAGACGTAATGAGGTCATCGACGTCCCAAATTCTCCACTCATCCCAACGAGCCAGCCCGTCATCTAAGCTGCCGGTGATGGACTGCTTGTAGAACTCTGGCTCGGGCCAGTTGTAGCCGTCATAGTTTGTCATGGCGACGGAATCACCTTGTAAGCGTAGGCGTACCACCCGGAATTTTCAAGGTCATTGAACAGCGTCGGGTCTTGCTTTCGCGTCGCCGGGATCAGGATCCATTCATCTGAACCGATGTAGTAGGATTCCCCCGGAGTGAAGTTGGCGATGTTGGTCCAAGCGATGTCCTTGATCCTCCCGACACAGCGAGTGGTGTCAGGTGTATCGCTCGTGCGCTTGTACCACTTAGTGATCGGGATCAACGCAGTGAGCGCTGAGAACAGCGTCTCACGCGGAGCACGAAACGCCATGCCCATCCCGCCACGACAACTCCCTGGCATGTTGAGCGAGGCAACTCCGTTCAACGTTCCACCCCCAGACCTTCCCCAATAGTACGTGCTGTCGTAGTCAAAATGAATCGTGCCTCTGTTGCTAACTGACGGGCCGCTGCTCTCCCAAGCGTCGAACGGAATGTAGTGAGTGTTGCTGTGAGGAGAGTCGATGTAGGTTACAGACTGACTCCACCACTGAGTTTCGTAATACGCGCCGCCGGTCCACGTGCCGAACTTTTCTATGTTGCCGAAGTGCATGTGACGATAGCGACCTGCGACTACCTCAATCGCAACGTGGCAGTACGTTGACGGATCATCAGTGAAGATCCATGCTCTTGGGAATGGACCGGCGAACTGCTGGCAGTGTTTACATGGTGGGGTATTGGTGCTTGTGTAGTCACCAGCAACAAGAACGCACCCGTCACTTCCAGGCAGATCAAAATCATCAACGGCAGTTGTCCACGTTCCGCTACCGGCGAACAGCATCAGCCGGTTTGCGCCGCTGGTAGTCGTTGTTGAACGCAGAGTTGTCAGCACATCACCGTTAGACATCGTCAGCTTGTGGCCGCCTGCTGTGTACCCAATTGCTGGGGTCGTGGGCACCACCATGTCTTCATGAATGGTCCAGTCTCCCGTCGCGTTCAGGAAGTCGCGTATCTCCTGAAGAAGCGAATCGTAGCTGGTCACGTTAGTAAGTCTTGCAACAGGCATTGTCTTATTCCCTCTTGACGGCAAAGAAGTCTGGCGGCTCGGAGCGCCATGTGTTTGCGAAAACGTCGTACACTTCGGCTGAACTTCCAGCGCCGACGGTGATGGTGTCGCCAGTCACCAGTCCAAGACCGAACGTCGTGTACAGCCCGTCAACCCGTCCAACGATTGCATTCTCAGTTGACGACATCAGCACTGTTGGAAACAGCGGATAGGCGTCGATGATTGACGGACTGATATAGGTGTCGCTGCCAGTGACAAAGTTCTCAAAGATTTCGGTCTCTGAGTTGTCCTTACCGGAGGTGCTTTCCTCAGCGCTGAACGGATCACGCTGCGGCCAGTACAGACGGCCAGTTTGAATGCGAGCGCTGCCACGCTGGTCGGTTGTTCCGCTGTAGTTCGCGTATTTCTTCCAGCTTCCATCAACCCAACGCAGATACGTCCGTGCTGGATCAGGCAGACAGGAGTGCGCGAAGTTGTTTGTTTGGAATGACGTCGTGCTCAAGTCGCTGCTGCCACCAATCATCAGCGGGTACGGATACTGACTGCGCGTACCAAACTGCTGGATGAACCCGGCATGGATCAGGATGTCTGTCGTGCCAACGCGAGCACACGCCATGATGCGGCGAGCGTTGACCCAGATCCAGATGTCCATGAGCTCATCATCGAACGCGGCGTAGCACGATGGCGACACACCGGGCATAGTATCCCAATCCAGCGTGTCAAAGAATGCAGTGTAGCCGCGCATCTCCCATCCCCAGATGTTCGCGCCTACATTGCGGTAAGTCCTGAACCCGATAATGATCTCATCATCAACGTCAGATCCCGGACCCATCATGTACAGCTCGCCATCAGTAGCGAAGCCCGACGCCGGAATACTTACGATGCTCGACGTTGATCCCGGCACCAATTCCGTCCACTGTTGGGCAGCTGGAACAGCGATGCCGTCTGTGAATGTTGAGTCCGTCGCCGGGTCCAAAACTCCTGTTGCAAAGTCACGGATCTTCCGCAGAAAGTCCATGAAGTCATCTGCGGTTCCTATGGCGTATGCCATCACTGTCCTCCTAGCATGCTCTTGATAGCTGATGGGTTCCGCGAGATAACATTGAGTATCGCCTGCTCGCCGGCACTGGAGCGAAGCGCCGTCGGAATCTCAGACGGGTCTCTCACGTTAACGATCTGCGGTCTCACTGTCACGTTGCTGTTCATGTTGTTAGGCACGAACGATCCCGGTGAGTCTGGGATAAAGATCTCAGGCTGTGCTCCAGTGCCAATCATATACGGCTGTCCGGGTACACCCCTGCCGCCAACGTCTCGTGAGGGCAGCACGAACGGATTGGCCAGCATGCTAAGACCCTTGAACATCTGCCTGTTGGTCGCGATGAACGCGACAAGCTCACGTATCAACTGCGCTGACTCTTCGTTGCTGATGATCGTAGCACCAGATGTGCCGCTGTCTACGATGGCTGGACCAGATGCTCCTACGACGCTCCACTCACCGGGACGAGGAGCCGCACCGAACGCGACGCGCTGAGGAGTTGTGAACTTCGACAGGTCTGCGATGACCTTGACAACGGCTGTATCCGGCAAGTCAAATCCGGAGAGATCCGACTTGACCCTTGACAGATAGTCGAACGTCCCCATCGCTGCCGCAGGAGAGCCGCCGAAAATCAGCTCTGGGCCAGCCTCGCCAGCGATGCCCCACTTGCCGGGAGTAAAGTGACCGCCCTCTTCTGCTCCTCCAGCGAATGCTCCCATGAGCGCTCCGACCCATCCGCCGCCTGACCCGACGCCGCCTGACCCGAAGATGGCCTCAGCGATCTTCGCCGCCAGTGCAGCCGCAGCCATCTGGTGCAGCATCTGGATAAAGGACGCCAGCAATCCATCGAACCCTTCCTCCATCGGGTTGACAAGGAAGTCCTCGATAATGTTCTGAACGTTCTCGGACGCTGTCTTGGCGAACTCGTTGACTTGCTCCGTGGCCTTCTCGTATGCGTCGACCGCTTCTTGCGACAGCACCACGACATCCTCTGCCGTGAGCACGCTGCCTGCCGCTTCGTACGCCTCCTTGATTTCCAGCAATCGGTCAGCGAGCTTATCTTCCTCAGAACGCGCTTCCTTATGAAGCTCGATGCTCTTCTGAACGAGCGACTCCTGCTGTTCGAACCTCTCGCGCTCTGCGTCCGTCAATGCAGTGACCGCGTCTAGCTCTGCGCCTAGCTCTTCGAGCCTAGCCTTCTGCTCCGGTGACAGATTCTGCAACGAGCCATACGTGACCTCAAAGTGAATCTGCTGTGCCTGCGTCAACTCTTCAACAGCGCCGATCTCCAGCTTGTAGTTCTCGAGGGCGATCTGCGCAGAGAAGCTTTCCTCTTGACTCTTGTAGCTCTCCTGAAGCTTCTTGTTTGCGGCCTCAAGCTCTTTCGCTGCCTCGGCGGTCTTGACGATGGCGTCATACCGTCTGGCCAGCGCGAGGATCTGCTGCTGTTCTGCCTCAGTCATTCCATCCAGCTCACCGAGCTGAATCTGGGCAGCGATCTTAGCGGCCTCACCGACCTTGCCGTACAGTGCGATCTGCTTCTTGAGCGCCTCTTCCATCTTGACGAAGTCTTCTGATGGAGGCGGAGGCGGCGCGACGCCACCTTCGGTAGTGGTCGTTCCTGGAACCGGGGGAGCCGCCAGCTGATAAGCATCTTCCAACTTCTGCTTCAGCTCCTTGATCTTGGCGTCTAGCTCCTCTTCGCTCCACCACGACACGATGCCCTGATCACTGAAGAACCGGATGCGGCCAGCAACGACGTTCTTCCTAGCCTCCATAGCAGTGGCCAGCTCTTCGCTGATGCGCACTACGTCGTCGGCGGCTGGTCCGTAGATTCTTGCGGCTGCCTCTTCGCCGAGGAACTTGAAAGTGCCAACGACAGTAGAGACCGTGCTGGCAACCTTGCCAAAGGCTTGAATGATGGCATTGGCCAGCGTCCTCGCTCCTTCAACAACGGTAGGATCGGACAGTACGTCAGCCAGCTCATTCAGCGCACCGACAGTGTCGTTGACTCCACCGTCAGCCTCCAGCAAGTCACCGAAAGCGTTCTTTACGGCTTCAAGAGCTCCGCCGAAAGTTTCACGGGTAGCCCGCGCAGACCCACCGAACTCTACACCGAGCTCATCGAGGATGATCTTCTGCGCTTCAGCTACTCGGTTGGTCGCTACCAACTGTTTGATCAGCGACTTCTGCGAGTCTGTAAGAATGACGCCAGAGCGTGACAGTGCGGTTGCACCCTTGACAGGATCATTGAGCGCCTTGCCTA